GTGGTTAATCAAGACATTCAAATGGGGCTAAATAACATCCTGTTGAGTGATGAGAAATTTGCGAATACCAGTATCAAGGTCCAAGTGTTCATGGAAAGGCTTAAGCAGGGACGACGAGTCTTTTTGGAGAATTTTTTAATGCCTGAGATTAGGAGGGTCTCAAAGGAAATGGGATTCAAGAATTATCCTGACGCCCATTTTGAAGAGGTGGATTTGAGGGACACGTCTGTCTATTCGAGAATTTATAGCCGTTTGATTGAGCTAGGTGTTCTTACCGCAGAGGAAGGAATGCAGGCTATCGAGTCCGGTCGTTTCCCAACCCCGGAAGAATCCCTTGAGTCCCAAAAGAAATTTCAAGAACATAAGAATGAGGGTCTGTACGAGCCTCTTATTGGGGGGGCTAAAATGCCCCAGATGTCGGGACGTCCTCCGGGAGCCAAGAAGCCGAAAGAAGAGGATAAAAAGACTCCCGTAGGAACCAAAGCTGCACTTAATTTCAGTCTTTCTCGCATACAGGAACACTTAAACCTTTCGGATAAATTGAACATAGAGGTAGAAGCCTCCCTAAGGCAGCTGCACAAACGAAAAAGATTAAGTAAGCAGCAAAAAGAAGTAGCTCGAGAAATAACAAACATAGTAATCGCCAATGAGGATCCACCTAACTGGTTAGCTAAGGCGGGACGGTATGCTGCCGAGCCCACAGACAGAAACCACGAAAGAGTTAAGAAAGTTCAAGATGTTGCTTGTGAGCATCAGGTGGATGACTTCTTAGCGGGAATATTATATGCGAGCGTTCATGAAGGGGAGAAATAATGGCACAGCCAAGGGTAATTTACAATTGTCAGGCCTTGTACGTCGGACCTGCGCCGGAAAGTGGATATAATTTTGTAGACTATACGGGGGGTGGGACACACAATGATTTTGCATATGTTGATGACGGAACCGGAGTCTATAGACAACTAAATCTTCTCCATAGTATTGACAGGATTCAATCCGTTAGTTATAATATTAACGTTCCTCACACCAACGTAAACCAAATTAACAAAAGGGGTTTGGTGGCGAGAGAGATCGTGGATTACCCCACGGTTGATTTAAATTTTAATTATCTGCTTTGCGGAACCAAAAATGAAGCTCGCATAGGTTTGAATGTAAATTATCCCCTCTTTAATTATCCTTTCGTCGGAGAACCTTACTACGCGAACAATGGGGATGTTTCTTTACTGTCTGGATTTTTTGAACTTAATAAGGAAAGGACATTCCAAAGAACTTGGCAGGGGTTTCCGGTCCATCAATACAGGGATTGCAGAAATATTTACTTGGCTGTCAACCAAGAGGGAAACAGTATCGACAAAAATTATTTCAAGGAGGATTTTACTCAAGCTGATCTTTACCAAGGGGTAGACGAAAATTCTCCAGATTATCATGTGATATCATTTGGGAATTGCTACTTAAGTTCGTATTCTACCAATGGAGCAGTGGGAGCTTTTGCATCAGCTGCAGTTTCGTACACGGCATATAATGTTGTTTTTGATATGAGCGGAAGTGGCTTTATTGCTCCCGATATTGAAACAAAAAGTGGGACCTTAAACGGAAGGTCTGATGTTACTATTCCTCGGGTTTTGGCGGAAGAGGGGTATTCTGCGTTACAGCCCGGAGACATTACGATAACAACAGATTCTTTTTCTGGACTTGGGGTTGATTTTGACAAGCTTCATATTCAAAGTTACGGAATAGATATCAATTTAAATAAAGAGCCTTTACCTAATATGGGGTATAGGTTTCCCGTAGATAATAGGCCCAACGCCCCTATCTTCGCCGCACTCAATTTAGATGGAATAGTGGAATCTGGTAATAGTGGTTCATTAGTGGACTTAATAACTATCAACAGTGGTTATGATTTTACCATAAAAGTTGATCCCACGAGTTGCGCCGAAAGTACCGCTGAGCCCATTAATGCGGGAGCTATTCCAATCAGAAGGAAAGATGAAGCTTTAAGGTACTCATTTGTGGGAGCCAAGCTCGATAACTTCGGTTACAGTACTTCGATTGGGGATAATAAAGTATTTAATGCTTCTTTTAGCGTGGAGATAGATCCGGATGATAGAAGTAAAGGGTTTTTCATCAGTGGGGTTTTGGGAGCCGAAAAGGTAGAGGATTTTATTCTTTTAGAGAGTGGTATTGATGACGGTTTCTATTTGCAACAGGAGACAGACGCTTTATTGGTGACAAATCTGGTGCCCTCTTATTAAAACAGTGTATATAACAATAAGGTTTAAGGAAAAATGGCGAATAAAAAAATATCTCAATTAACAAGCATGGGGAGCGTAGGGATCGGTAGCGCAGACTATTTTGTTGTCAGCGAATCTGTGGGGGCCGGTAACTACGCAACAGTTAAAACTACCCCAAGTCAATTAGCCAATTATGTTCTCAATCCGATTTCTGCAACTCAAATCTCCGGGGCAGGAAAAAATGTTTTCTTCAATAATTCCAGTTGGGATACAGCAGGCCTAGGTGAAAACTTTCCATACCTTCAGGTGGATATCAATAACGGCGGCAAACTTGTCACGGGAAGTGGTATTTCAGTTCCTGCTATTAATGATAACATGGGGAATTGCACAGCTACCCAAAACATAAAAATGCAGGGTAAGGATATAACCGGACTTGGAAATGTTGGATTTGGTAATCTCAATACGGTAGGTGGGCTCGATCGTTCCTCTTTCATACCTTCGGATGGAAATGGGACTAGTTTGCAACTTCTAGGATATGAAGATCTAACTCTTTCCGGAAACCGTCACGTCAACATTAGTGGCCAAGCCTTATCCTTAGAAAATGGCGATATTCAAACCCCAATTTCGGGTAATGTTATTATCACCGGAGGTAACTTGGAAATTGACCCCGGAAATAAATTAATAGTAAATGAAATAAGTGGCTCCAAGAATGGATCTGATGATGCTTCTCTTACCATAGAGGGGTCTTCGCGTCACGTTCCTACTACAGCCAATTCTCCTCTTTCGTGGGCCGATTCTAATATACAGTATGATTCAAGTAGTATTGGACCCATTACATACTCTTTTACTGACGTAGCCGATGGGCAAACTTTGACGATGTACCTCGAGAATACTCACGCTTCCAACTCTCTTGGGGTTAAGTTTGTTTCTGGAACTTTCGGGATGGGAGCTAGTGGTGCAGTAGTGTGGGGAGGAGAGTACCCGGCTGGAGCTCCCTCGGTGGAAGTTGGTAAAGCTAATCTTTATACTTTTGTTAGAATCAATACGGGAATTTTTGCTTCGGCAGTAACCGGCTATGTATACTAATGTCATTAAATTTTCCCACAGCCTTTTGGAAGAAGCAGCCGGAAAGCGTTTCGACTACCAACTCCCTGACGTGGGAGACTGGATTGGCGTGGACACATCAAATAGGATTAGTGGATACCAGTCCCACTTTTGAAGATAAACAAGGTACCCAAGCGGTTAGTAGTTACCCGTTTTTAGAATACGATAATGGAGGTGCTCAAGCTGATTTTTGGACTCTTGATACTTATGCAGATTCATTTTATCCTGAGGATGTTAGCGTCGGTGATCAGTTTGATGTGAACACATGGAATGGGGAGAGAGGGACCACATATGGAGGGGTTTTATATGGGTTTTATTTGCACGGTGGGAATACCACAGATGGAGGATCTAATGATCTCTCTTCAATCCACCGGGGTAATCCTTTCGACGTTTCTTTAGGTGGTTCTGGTTTAAAATTCTATTTCGAAACAGATGCGGAAACTGATTGGGAATTCAGGGGAGAATATGATGTTACAAAATATAACAGACTGGTGCAAAGTGGGGAAGCCACAGGAACATTAACATTAGCTGGAGCAGGAGATCTTCACTTAACCGTTTCCGGTTTAGGCATGGATTACTTAGCTGGTATCACCGCCAATGCTGATTATTTTTATGACATAATGGAGGTTTATGTTGATGGTAGTATTTTAACATCGGGCAGAGCCCCTTGCGATGAGATCCATGTTAGTGAGGGGAACTACTATCAAGAACAGGTAAAACTTTTTGAAGGAGGAAGCTCTACAATAATAAACCCCGGAACGCCCAGTACAGTGGGTTACCCAGCCACAAATGGAGGTACATTGTCCCCCACTGTAAACGCAGGAGGAACCGGTCAGTTCAGTACCAGTTTAGGTGCGGGGTCTCATGAAATTGTTGTTAAGTTTTCATCGATGTGGGGTTGTTTTACGAGTGGTGCTTTTTATGGTTTGGATTTTAAAGTTACATAGGAATTATGGCGATTACACAATATGCAGGCGATAGGTTTGTGGCGGCTACGACCGATACCAAACCCACAGGTGTATTGCCCGGCGCTTTTTTGACTGTCTCTGGTGATGGGAGCAGGAAAAATTATATTAAAACGGGTTATACCCATGAGGCGTGGGTTGCGATAGAGGGCGGCGGAGGAGGAAGTACCGATCCAGCAGGATTGAATACTCAAGTTCAATTCAATAACAATGGAGTTTTCGGAGCTACTACAGGTTTAACTTTCGACGGCCAAAGACTTTACGCGAACAATTTTCAACTCTCGGGAATCTTATATGATTCGAACGCTTCTGTTGGTGAGGGAGGAATGGTTCTTGCCAACGAAGGAACAACCGGCGTTCATTGGAAAAATATTGAATCAGTTCTCTCCGGTGTTGGAGGTTCCGGCGTTGCAAATTATGTAGCTCGTTGGTCTGATGAGGATACTTTAACGACGGGAGCTTTAGTTGATAACGGAACTAAAGTGGGGATAGGAACAACTGATCCTGAAGAAATTTTACATTTAGAGTCTGCTGGTGCGGTGACGCCGGGGCTTCTGCATGATCTATATTCTACGACTGCCAGTAGGTTCCCTTATTTAGGATTAAGAAAATCCGCAAGTAATACTGCTGGCACTTTAGCCGCTACAACCAATGAAGAAATTTTAGGAAAAATTGTTTTCAAAGGCGTAGATTCTGGATCTTCTTATTTTCGTGAGAGTGCTTCGATTGCTGCTCTTGGTGATGGTGCACCCGATGCAGACACTCAGCCGGGGAAGTTGTATTTTTCTACTTCTAATACTTCATCTAACCAAGTTCGAATGACCATTAAAAATGATGGTAATGTCGGTATCGGGACTACTGCGCCGGGGTACAGGTTTGAAGTTAGAGAATCTAGTGCGACATGGATTTCTAGAATTTATAATACGGGCACTGGAAATGGATTATTGGTGCGAGTTGATTCTGGGAGTTCAGACGCTATTTTATCTACACATAATGGTACAAATCATATTCTTGTTGTTAAGGGCGATGAAAAAGTTGGTATTGGGACTTATACGCCACAACGGCTTCTTCATATTTATGGAGCAAGCGATGTGGCTAGATTTCAAGGTACAGGCACTAACTATATAGACATTGACGGGAACGGAACTCAGTTCTCTTGCACCACTAATTTAAGCTTTAGGGCAGCAGTTAGCGGGGGAGCGATGATGACCATTAAGACTGACGGCAATGTTGGTATCGGGTATAATTCTCCAACTGCGCCAGTACATATATCCAGACCCACTCAAACAGCAGGGACTCAAGTCGATATATTAAATCTTTATACAAATGCTTTAAATGCTCTTAATGGAGAGGCTTGGATAAATATAGGCAGTTCTTCTAGTACCAACCTTCCCGGTCGCCCCTATGTGAGAATTGGCGCAAATAAAAGAGATAGTGGGGCAGATCAAGCTACGGCAATGACTTTTTGGACAAGGGAAAATGCTGTTGACGAAATCACCGAACGTATGCGGATTGATCCTGCCGGTAATGTCGGAATAGGTGACAATCTTGTAGATCCCCAACACCGTTTGCACGTTTCCGGCGATGCAATTATTAGTGGTGTTCTCTATGACTCAACCAATTCAAGCGGTGCTTCAGGCTACGTTTTAACCAGCGAAGTGGGTGGACCTCAGTGGCAGATGATTGAGGATGTTCTTTCCGGGGTTGGTGGTAACGGTACGGCAAACTACGTTCCAAAGTGGGAAGACTCCGATACAATCGGTAATTCGATTATTTATGATAATGGCAGTAACATAGGCATAGGAAATGCGGTACCTTCTGGAACACTAGATATTGTAGGCTCCAATGGTACGGTGGATGTTGCGGCGGATGGTGATGCCCAAGAACTGGTAATAAGAAACAATGACCGCGCAGGAATTCAAATTCTATCTTCCGAAACGGATATGTCGTCAGTTGTTTTCGGTTCGGCTGCGGATGCAAATGGAGCTAATATATTTTACGGGCCTACTTCAAAGTTATTGACAATAGGATCGCAAGTGGCGGCCGGACAAGTAGCCTTCAGGGCTGCTAATGGAGTGGAAGCTGTACGTATCGACGCAGCGGGCAAAGTTGGTATAGGAATAACTAATCCAGATCAGAAACTTTCCGTAGCTGGAAATATTCAAGCACGAAGCGGGGGCTGGTTTATCGCTCGTTCTGCTGACAACGCTGGCTATTCATACTTAAAGAACCCAACCACATCTGGGTCTGCAATAGCTTTCCATACATCAGGAGAGAAAATGCGCCTTCTTTCCAACGGCAATGTCGGCATCGGTGTTACTGATCCAGCTGCTCCACTCGAAGTTCGTCATGCTAGTGGTGGAATGATAAGAATGTCAAGTGGTGACGCTTCCAATTCTGAAGAACAAGTGATTGGTGGCCTAGAGTGGTATAACCATGATGCTTCGGGTGATGGGCCACAGGTTTCGTCAGCCATCAAGGCATTGGCGCAAGGTAGTGGGGCAAGAAGCGATCTAGTTTTCTATGCTAAAGATGCTGGTGGTGAAGGGGTTTACGCTGGGGAAGCAATGCGTATCAATGGACAATCTGGTTATTTAGGAATAAACGTAGGAACTGTAGAGCCATCCAACCAGTTAACTATAGAATCTGGTACTACGGGCGAGAGCATCTCAGATGGGTTACGTCTACAAAACTCTCATGGAGTTAACAATGATATTAGTCCGATTTATTTTGGCGTTCATGGGGGGACACGGAGAGCCAAGTGTGGTATTGGGTGGAAGCGAACAGGTTCGTATGGAATTGGAAAACTTTTATTCGCTCTTGATAACACCGGTGATGACGCTGATGTAAGTTTTGCAAATGATACTAAGGTAACTTTTCAGGGTGACGGCAAAGTCGGCATCGGGACTGATGCGCCAAGTGGGCCTTTACATATAGCAACTGATTCCAGCGCAGCTTGGACGGACGGCTCTACTAGCACACTGGTAGGCGATTTAATAATAACTAACGCGGATGATACTAATAACAATTTCAGTTCCCTAGTTTTCGGTAGTAAAGCTAATGTCGAAATTTATACTGGTGCACGAATTACCGCAAGGTATCCCGATCATGCTGGCGCTAATCCAAGCGCAGAACTATTTTTTGAAACCAAAAACGATGACGGCTACTTGTATGCTAAGATGTGCATAGACAGAGATGGCAAAGTTGGTATAGGAACAACTGCGCCGGGAGCTACATTAACTCTTTCTGACGGAACAGATAATTTTGATTTTGATGTAACCGAAAACGCACTAACCATAAAAACCACCACGGCGGATGCAGCGGATGATCAAGCGATTTTGATTGATGCGGGCAATGGGGGTCTTTCATCTACTCGTGGTGCTTATATCCATTTGCATGGCAATGAACACTCCCTTAGTGCTGGCAACGCAATATACCAATGTGGCAATCTTTCGACTTCTGCTCATTTATTTAGAAAAGGCGGAGGAATTGACGCGGCAATTATAACGTCTGACGGCAATGTAGGAATAGGTCAGAATTTTATAACCCCCCAACATAAACTGCATGTTTCCGGCGATGCAATCATAAGCGGGGTTCTTTACGACTCAACAAATTCAAGCGGAGCTGCGGGTCATGTATTCACGAGCGAAGTAGGCGGTCCGCAATGGAAGATGATTGAGGATGTTCTTTCGGGAGTTGGTGGTGACGGTACTGCTAATTATGTTCCGAAGTGGATTGATTCAGATACAATTGGCGATTCATTAATTTACGATAACGCAACGAATGTTGGTATCGGCACGACAAACCCACAACGTCTTCTTCACGTAAACGGAGACGCAATAGTAAGCGGCAAGTTTTACGATCAAACCAATTCGACAGGAGATAAAGGTTACGTCCTTACGAGTGACGACAACGGTCCGCTTTGGAAAGCTTCGGGAGATTTCGATGGGTTAAGTGCGGACTTGATTGCAACCGGACAAACGCTGACGACGGACATCAATGCGGTTGCGTCGAACCTAATCGCCACTGGCGTGTTTGTTGATACGAACACGGTTGGTATCGCTACCAACGTAACGGCTATCGCCCTTAACGCCTCGAACCTAGTCGCAACGGGTGCGTTTGTGGATACAAACACGGCTGGTGTCGCTACTAACGTAACGAACCTAATCGCAACGGGTCAATTTCTGACTAACGCACTTCCTGTCGGCGCGGATCCTACCGCCGTAATTTCTGGAGCGGCTACTAACGGTACAGCCACGACTTTCATGCGTAGTGATGCTGCTCCGGCTCTTAAGGATACTGAAGTTACTCCCGGGTCTTACACTTACGCTGCAATAACTGTCAATGCTC